TGTAAACGCAGAAATTAAAGAGGCGCGTTATCAGGTAGACGGTATGGCACAGTGTTTACGTGGCAAACGTCAGGCAGAAAGACAATATAGTGAGTCTGTAACCTACAAATGCTATAAGGGTTCAGCGGAATTAGAAAAAAATATTGATGGATCTTTGTCAATAAAAAAACTAATATTGGAATAATGAATCTTAGTCGAAATTTTTCCCTTCAGGAATTAACAAAATCAGATACAGCAATACGTAAAGGTATTGATAACGAGCCTAACGCTGATCAAATAGATAAATTAAAAGCATTGTGTGAAAATATTTTACAGCCAGTACGTGATCAATTCGGTAGAGTCAAGGTGACCAGCGGCTATCGTTCACCAGAACTTTGTGCTGCCATCGGTAGCTCAGTTAATTCACAGCATGCAAAAGCTGAGGCGGTTGATTTCGAATGTATGGGAATTGACAACGCTGAAGTAGCAGATTGGGTTAAAATGAATTGTGAGGTAGATCAATTGATCCTCGAGTACTACACGCCCGGCGAACCTAACTCGGGATGGATCCACGCAAGCTACATACCTTTTAATCCTAGACATCAATATTTACGAGCATATCGTGAAGATAAAAAAACTAAATACAAACCAATTATTGGAAAGGCAGTAGATCTTGTCTAAAACATTTAAAGTGTTTGCTAAAATAGACACTGTTCATGGGGTATGTGAAGAATGTCAAGAAGAGACTATATTAGTAGCTATAGTTTCTGAGTATTATAGATGTACTAACTGTGGAAGTGACACTAGACAACACATTAATGGTAGTATAAGGTATTTAAGATTAAGTGAAAGTGATAAAGAATTTATAAAAGAAAATGGACAAACCAAATAAAACAATAAACTATGATTTTTTTCATTGGGGTCCATTTTTATATAAAACTTCTGTGACTCAAGAAGAATTAAATTCTATAAAAAAATTATGTACTAAAAAATCAAAAGATTACAGACGTAGTTTGGCTGGTTTAATAAAAAATGAATATGAAATAGATCATAAAAAATTATTTCCAATAATTAATCCTTATTTACATAGCTACACCATAGCTTACTCTGACTATACTTCTAAAATGTTAGGTAATAAAATTGAATTAATATCTGCATGGGTTAATTATATGACTAAGTTTGAATCCAATCCTATTCATACACACACTGACGATTTATCTTTTGTTATCTTTACTCAAATTCCTAAAGAATTAAAAGAAGAAGCTAACAACACCGTTTCAAATAATACACGCCCAGGTGCAATTAATTTTATGTATACTTTAGAGACGGGTAAATATCATATCAACCAACACACTTTTATGCCAGAAGTAGGAGATTTTTTTATTTTTCCTGCTAGTCTACATCATTATGTTAATCATTTTCAAAGTGAGGGAGAAAGAATATCTATTTCAGGTAATCTTACAGTAAATAATGGCTAAACAAAAATTTACTCACTACATTCCTAGAGACAAACCTAAAAAGAGAGGGCCTCGCCAACACAAGAAAAATTTAAATAAAAGCGAGAAACGTCAAAAAAAATTGACACGATACAAAGGACAGGGGTGAAATTAATATATCACATACCGGATCAATTATATTACATACAACATTTTTTAGATTATAATAACTACAAAGGTATTCATAATTCTATTTTTAAGGAACGTAAAAAAATAAATTTAAAGTCAGTTGGTGGGACGTGGGACAAATCTTTAATAAAAAATATAAAGGCTCCTAAAAGAGTTGAGGTTTCTAATTATCCTCCCTTTGAAATTTTAAAAACATTAACTAAACAAAATAAATTTTTTCAATTACAATTAAAAAAAATAACTACTACCATTCATTATATGGAAAAGGGAACAGGAATTAATTGGCATAGTGATAACACATGGAAATACGGAGCTACATACTATGTAAATAATAGATGGAGTAATCAATGGGGTGGTGAGTTTATGTTCACACATAATAATGGGCATGGGTTTATTCCTGTTCAAGGAAATTCGTTACTTATTGTAAAAGCACCAATAAATCATAAAGTTAATCCTGTTTTATCTCCTACTATACCTAGAATATCTGTACAAATGTTTATGAAATGATTGATGAAATTAGTAAAAAAGCTGATGAGTTAGCTAGAGAGTATAATAAAACTAAAGATCCTTCTCTTCGGGAGAAGTGGTATCAAGTGGTTCGCTCTCTTGATAATTTTCAATTTTCGCACAATGAAACTTGGGATACAATTCTAAAGCCTCCACAACAGGTTGTGCAAAAAGCTCGCCATCATACAAGATAGAGTATGACTCACCGAGTCCTTTCTGTACACATTCATAGTGACTATCATATAGACGTTTATAATCATGCTTTGTTGGTGGAACTTCAGCACAGTTTTGATTAATTACTGAACATACAAATATGGTTAAAAAAAATTTCATATCACCCTTGACATAAAGAAGAATATTTTGTAGGATATCCTTATATTAAAAATGAAAGGATATAACAAATGACTGATTTTAGCAAATACAAAAACATTTCTATAAAAAAAGAAACGTATGCGAAGATTGACAAAATTAGAAAAGTGTTAGTACCCGATGATCCCGAAGTATCGAGAGCGCAGGTAGTAACTATTCTAGTAAACAAAGAAGCCAAAAGATTAAATGGCAAACTTAAAGACTAACCAACCAATACAGGAGAAAGTATGAAATATACAGTAGTAAAAAGAATACACTTTTCACATGCAAATGATTATGTGACGGTGATTAAAGAAGCAGAAACATTCGAGGATGCTATGAAGTTTAAAGTAGCAGCAGAAATGTTGGAGACAAAGGAGTCGGACAACACTATTCAAATCTTGATTAGTACCGATGATGCTTTTGACTTTACACAAAAGCCTTTAATGTTAACTGGTGACGCTGAAACTAAGAAAGCATCGTGACGGAACTTAGAGACGAACATTTGGAGGTTATAAGTCGAAACAAAGCTATAGCTTATGAAAAAGATAATAGTGATAAGTTATTACAAGCACGTGAAATTTATAACCGAACCAATGGTCTGCAAAATATATCGGAGCATGAACTCAAAAAATTTAATGGGTTGATGAAATATAATATATGATGAGTGAAGCAGACATAATTGAGTACAATAAACTAACAGAACAGTTAGAGTTATTAAAAAAGAAAGGGACCCCGGTTGATGACCGGGGTCCCAATGACCTTACTAAACAGATAGAAATTTTAGAATTTAGGAACGAGAAACTACATAACTACAATCAAAAACTAATCGAAGAAGTAAGATCACTTCGATCTAAATTATATATAAAGGAAAACTAATGCTTAAAGGAGACAGTAAAGACTATAACTTACTTGCTAAGTGGGCAGATCAATTAAGTCCGCGAGACTTTTATTTAAGTGTAGAAATTGGTGTTCGTGAAGGTTACGGCTCTCACGTCATCATGGAGAATTTTAAAAATAAAAATCATTTTCATATAGGAATAGATCCTTATGGGGACATTCTCTATGATCATGTAGATACTCAAGGAGGAGTAGTTCCTAGATGGACAGACTTTGAGGGTAATATTTTATATAATCCAGATGGTTCTTTCAAGACTCCAACGTATCCTAGTTCTATGAAACAAACTTTCTTAACTGCTTTTAACAAGCACGAAAATTTTATTTTATATCAATTGGAAGACATTGAATACTTTAATGCTTTTGGCCAGGGTGTACCTATTTATTACAAAGGTCAAAAAAATATCATGAACACTTATGACTTTGTACACTTCGATGGTCCCCACACTACCGCTGCAGTGCTACATGAAGCTTTATTCTTTGCTAATCGATCTAGACCAGGGACTAGGTTTGTATTTGATGATGTAGATACTTATGACATGCGTGTAATACAACAAGCATTAACTCATTATGATTTTTACATAATAGAACGTGGTCAAAATAAAATGTGTTTAGAAAGGTCTAATGGCTTACAAAAATCCTAAAGATCCCGAAGTATTAAGAAAAAGAGTAGAGATGGATTATGCATACATGAACACGGAACGTGGATTTATAATGTCCTGCATTGCAAGAAAGTTTAAGCCTAGTATAGAAAAGTATGGTGGTCACAGAGCGCATGAGTCTATGGACAAAAAAGAATTTTGGAGATTGTACATGAATCATATTATTAATATGAAAGAAAAATTTCCAGGATCAGATGGAAGGCTTTGTAGATATTGTGAGCAACCTTTTACTTTTGAAACCAAGAAAGGAACTAGAGGTAAAGGACAACCTAAAAATCGTGCAACACAAAACTATACTAACTTTAGTATTGACCGATTTGATCCGAGACTAACTTATCAAAGTAACAATATTATATTTTGTTGCGTGGGTTGTAATGATAGAAAACATAATAGTAACCCGGATGATTGGAAAAATTATTTAAGAATTGGAAAGGAATTAATAAATGATCAAGATAAATAAAAGATTTTACTACCCAACTTCGACTCGTAAAATTATTGATGGTAAGAGACATTACCTGGTAGGTGACGAAAAGTTACCGAGTGTTACAAGTATATTGAAAGCCTGCGAAAGTGACGAGAAGAAAGCTTCACTCGACTCCTGGCGAAATAGAGTAGGCGAAGCTGAGGCTAAAAAAATTACTGAGACTGCTGCATCGAGAGGGACCCTTATGCACTCGGTTCTTGAAGGATATATGTTAGATAAACCTATTGTGGATCTAACGCCTGAAGGTAGACATGCCACAAAGATGGCACAGATAATCGCGGACCAGGGATTAAAAGGTAGACTCAATGAGTTGTGGGCCACAGAATGTGTTTTATTTTATCCAGAAATGTACGCAGGTGCAACCGATGGTGTAGGAATCTACGAAGGTAAAGAGGCCATAATAGATTTTAAACAAACAAATAAACCGAAACGAAAAGAATGGATCGAGGACTATTACCTTCAACTCGCAGGATATGCAATTGCTCACAACCAAATATATGGGACTAATATCCAGTTTGGAATCATTCTAATGTGTAGTAAAGATTTATTATTTCAAGAGTTTCCCGTAGAAGGCGAAGAATTCAGACATTATGCGAACGAATGGTGGAAAAAAGTAGCACAATATTACAAGCAGAAAAAAGAATTTCAAGAAGTAGTTGACAGAGCCGGTATGTGATGTTATATAGGACATTATATGAAAGGAATAAATATGAATAAAGAAAAAACAATTACTATTCCATTATGGGAATATAAATTTTTAACTCAATTAAAAAAAGATTTAATAATTGATATGAAAATTGAAGAGTTAAAAAGAGAAGAAAATATAAAAAAAGCTATGGAGGTTAAGTCATGAAAATAAACTGGGAAAAGAAAATTAAAAAACATTTACTTAATCAAAAAATAGTTAATATTAAATACATGTCAGAAAAAGAAAGTGATAGGCAAGGTTGGTCATCTAGACCAATTGAGATAACACTTTCAAATGGAGTATTATTAGTGCCAACTCAAGATGATGAAGGTAATAATGGAGGTTCTATTGCAACTAATATTACTGAATTACCAACAATACCAACAACATAGAAAGGATAATATGAAAAAATATAAATTTAATGCAACAAGAAGTTTTACTCAAGCGTATAAAATAAATATTGAGGCTAAAAACGAAGAAGAAGCGTGGTCGAAAGCATACGACTTAAAATATAACAATAATCACGAATGGACAGAGGTTGGTGATTTAGAAGCAGATGATAAGTTAATTGATATAGAACATATCAATCATAAAGGTGAAGTTGTTTTTAAAACAATAAGTAGAAGATTAAAAATATGAATAAACAACTAAGCAAAGGAGTATCATGAAAAACATGCGTGAGTTATTAGATACATTTACTGAGTCTGAATGGAAGAAAGCTAAAAAAGAAATGACTAAAAGAATACCCTCTCTGAAAATAGATAAAATGTCTATGGATCATTTTCAAACCTTAGCTAGATTCTTAGCAAGTCCAGACTTTTCAGATATAGATGAATACAGAAGGAGGCTACACTAATGGAGAGAGAAAAAGGCAGACAATGGGATGGAGTATCACGGCCCGCGGATGACAAGTACAGAGAGAACTTCGACAGGATCTTTAGTAAAAAAGAAGAGAAGAAAGATTTGATTAAAGGTACTGTTATTTGCAAAGCAAAGAAATGTAACAACTATCTGTACAAAAACGAAAGTCCTAGTTTAAGGGGATATTGTTTAGATTGTGGCTAAAATACAACACTAGTGTGGCATAAATGCAACACTTTCCCTCTGGGCTAGGGTAAAAGCCCCTATAGACTTTTTTTGCCAGAAAAGTTTTTTTGTTTTTCAATTTCCAAAACGGTGTTACAATGGTTACAATGGCTTTCAAAGTGTTATTATTCGCATATACCAACACTTCTAGACGATATTTTTGTAACAAAACGCTGTTACAATGGTGTTACAGCTGTTACAATTTACAATAATTGGCTTATAACAACACTTTTAGCAAACCCGTACGCGCGCATAAGAAAAAGTTTTTGAAAAAAAATGTGCCTAGAGAAAAAACCTATAGGTGCTATACAGGGATATGATCAAGAAAAAATCCAAATATAAATCAGTCCTTATAAATAAAAAAAGATATTATTTTTATAAAATCACCTGGTTGGATATTTTGGGTGATGCAGGTCATGCTGATATTAATGAGTTTAATGAGATGAAACCTGCCGAGATGATAACTCATGCGTATATATTTTCAAAAGATAAAAAGAATCTTAAAACTTTTGCGTCCTACGATAGTTCTTTTGAGTCTTTTTCGGATCGAAATGTATTTCCAACAGGATGTATTAAGAAGTTAGAAAAAATTAATCTTTAGTTTCTTCAATCACTTCTGCATCAGCATCAATGATTGGTTTAAAGTTCTTTAATGCTTTCTCCAATTCTTTGTCTAACTCTGATTCGTCAACGTTATCTAAGTTTTTATGTAGATGTAGATTAGTATTATTTTGAAATCCTGCAGCCTTACCTCTAGCTACTTCCATATTACCTGCAGCGCTCCAGGCTTTACTTTCCCTGGCCTCATCTCTAATTTTACCTAACTCTGCCAGGTGCTTTTCATAAGTGATATCATATTTTTTTAACTTCTCTGCTCTGAGTCTTCCAATGTATTGAGCAACCAAAGGATACATTGATGGGTTTTGAAGTCTACTTGCACAGACGTAAGCACCGTCTGGTTTATAACCCGCAGCAATAGCACACTCAGAATCAGTCTTTCGACCTTCTTCTGTTACAATTAGATTTGCAAATTTAATTTGTTTCTCTGTAAGTCTTTTAGGAACTCCCATACTTGCAATATAAATTATTTTTGGTATACATTCAAGTGATGGTATCAGGAAAGCTATTAAGACAGGCCCTAGAGAAGTTTATGAAATCGCCAGTAGCACAAGAGGCAAGAGTACAGGTGTGTTTACCCGACGGAAAGTATTACGACATCAAGGACATAAAATTAATGGAAAACAAAATACTTGGAGTCCGAGAAACACATAGATTGGTGATGACTTTGTATACATCTAAATGGAATATGGGTGAAGTAATTAAGAAAATTTAGTTAACTTTAATGCTCCGGACTTAACTTGAAAAATGATTAAGGGAGAGACTAAATTTTGGCATGAAATTAAAGCGTTCAATATTAAAAATAATTGCGAATTATCATTTACACGCGTGGAAAATAGTGCTGCACACGGGACTCCTGACCTATTGGTTTATAATACTTCTGGTCACTTTTTCACTATAGAATTAAAGTTAAATTTGGTTAAAAAAATTCGCTTCTCTCCACATCAAATTGGCTTCCATATCAAACATCCACACAACAGTTTCATCATGGCCAAGGGCCTCTGTCAGACAGACATAAAACTTTATGAAGGGTCCAAGATCCGTGATCTTGTATCCGGTTCTGCCGAACCTTGTGCCACGGGCATGATGTCAAGCTTTAAATTTCTACAAAAAGTTTAGCGTCCTACAATATCCTATGTCCAAAGTCAACGGACAAAGTGTCGCGGTTCGAGAGAAGAGCTTGTGGGCGGGACCCACCCTTTTTATTTTTTCGTTTCACGTGAAACATGAGCCTGTGGCCTGTGGCCTGTGGCCTCGGCTTGCGGACTGTGGTGCGTGCTTGTGGGCGGGACCCACCCTTATTTTTTATTTCTGCTTGTTTTTTATTTCTGCTTGAGGGCTGGTGGAATACTACCAGCCCTCTTGTTTGCTGCCGCCAAGTACCTTGTGTCAATCCACACATCACTTGTCTTTATAGATCCAGGCTCCGAGCAAGGTTCTAAAGGATCGGCCAGCAAATTCTTTTTAGTGTTTACCATAACTAATATTTTTAATTTTTGGGTTCCAGCATC